ATTAAAGTGAACATTACAGTATACATTGTAAAGTATAAGAAACTTAAACAAGGAATAACCATGCCTATTAACCCCCTAGCAGGTATTGCAGGGAGTGTCATGGAAGGTCTTGATGACCTGTTTACTTCGGATGAAGAGAGAGCCAACGCTGCTCTTAAAGTCCAAGAACACCTCCAAAAACCCCACGTTCTACAGGCAATGGCTAACATCGAAAGTGCTAAACATTCGTCTGTGTTCGTGGCTGGTTGGAGGCCAGCAATCGGTTGGGTATGTGCTATTGGTCTTGGCTACCAGTTCCTTATCCTTCCCTTTGCTGGACTCATCAATGCCTACTTTGCACTACCAGCAGAACTACCCGCAATCGCTTCAGCAGAACTAACAACGCTTGTAATGTCCCTATTAGGTCTAGGTGGCTTAAGAAGCTTTGAGAAGTCTAAAGGACTCACTAAATGAGTACAAGAGATTACAAACATGAATACGCTACTTACCACTCTAGGCCAGACCAAAAGAAACGCAGGGCTAAACGCAATGCAGCTAGGTCACTTCTGATACAAAGTGGACGTGTTAAAAAAGGTGACGGTAAGGACGTAGATCATAAAGACCGTAACCCTAACAACAACTCACCCAGTAACTTAAGAATACAACCAAAGTCTCAAAACAGAGCTTGGCGAAAAGGTAAAAATGGATACTAACTTAGAAAAAATGCTCTCTACCTTACACACGGCAGTGGCCCAAGAGCTACTAGATCGTGTTGAGTCAGGTGAAGCTAAACCAGCAGACATGAGCAACGCTATTAAGTTTCTCAAAGACAACAACATAGACGCAATTCCCGTACAAGGTTCACCTTTGGATGGGCTACTAGAAGCCTTACCGTTTAACAGTGAGTCACTTCAAGACACTTTATCGCACTAATAAAAGGGGACTTTAATGGAGACAGATAAACACCCCTTAAAAGACTTTAGGAACTTCTTGTTCCTCGTATGGAAGCAGCTAAACCTACCTGTACCTACAAAGGTACAATACGACCTTGCAGATTACCTTCAGACTAGCCCCAAGCGTTCCATCATTCAGGCGTTTCGTGGTGTAGGAAAGTCCTACATTACGAGTGCTTATGTGGTGTGGCGTTTGATGCTAGACCCTGACCTTAAGATCATGGTGGTGTCTGCAAGCAAGGAACGTGCAGATGCGTTCTCTATGTTTACTCAAAGACTCATTATGGAGATGCCACTACTAGCCCACCTTATCCCCGACAAAGACCAACTATGGAGCAGAATAGCCTTTAACGTACAAGGTTCTATGGCCTCACACAGTCCTAGTGTTAAGTCGGTGGGTATCACTGGTCAGCTTACAGGCTCACGCGCAGACCTCATCATTGCAGATGACATTGAGGTTCCTAACAACTCACAGACTCAACAGATGCGTGAGAAGCTTACGACCCTAGTGACTGAGTTCGATGCCGTACTGAAACCTTTAGACACCTCTAAGATCATCTACCTTGGGACACCTCAGACAGAAGAGTCCTTATACGATGCTCTACAGGACAAGGGATACGTAACTCGTATATGGCCCTCTAGGTATCCTAAAGCAGACCAAGTGAACAGGTACGGTGATCGTATCGCTCCTAGCCTTATGCTAGAGCTTGAAGCTGACCCTAGTATTGAGTGGAACCCTACAGACCCTATGAGATTCGATGAAGAAGACCTCATAGAACGTGAGTTATCCTACGGACGCTCTGGCTATGCCCTTCAGTTCCAACTAGATACAAGCTTGTCAGATGCAGACAGACACCCCCTCAAGCTTAAAGACCTAATAGTCATGTCAGTGGATGGTCAGAAAGCACCAGAGAAGCCCATACACGGCACCATGAGCCACCTTGAAGTCAAAGATGTACCCAACTTAGGGATGCGTGGAGATCGTTTCTACGAGCCTTTTAAGCTCTCTGGGGATTGGGTAGATTACACAGGTTCAGTCATGGCTATAGACCCTTCAGGTCGAGGCTCAGACGAGACTTCTTACTGTGTCCTTAAGATGCTTAATGGTTTCCTCTACTGTCCTGATATTGGGGGAGTAGAAGGGGGTTATTCAGGGCAGACGTTAGAGTCCTTAGTAGACATTGCTAAGAAAAACCAAGTGAACTACGTGCTAGTAGAAAGTAACTTTGGTGATGGTATGTTCAGTGAACTAATCAAACCTTACTTTACTAAAAGCTACCCCGTGACCTTAGAAGAAGTCAGACACAGCAAACAGAAAGAGTTAAGAATCATAGATACCCTAGAGCCAGTGATGAACCAACATAGGCTTGTTATAGATCGTGAAGTTATCCAAAAGGATTATGACTCTATACAGAAGTATCCTAATGACATAGCTCAAAGATACTCACTGTTCTACCAGATGACTAGAATTACTAAAGACCGTGGAGCATTAGCACACGATGACCGTTTGGATGCCCTAGCAATGGCTACAGCCTACTGGGTAGAGCAAATGGCAGGTGATGCAGATGAGCTAATGAGAGAAAGACACGGTGAATTATTAGACCTAGAGTTAGATAAGTTCTTAGGAAATCTTAATACATCCAATGTGCAAACCTCTAGTAACTCTTGGATTTAGTATAAGCCGTGTTTGAAAACGCTCTACAGCCTTAGTGCTGTGTGGCTTTCACTGACCCCCCTTGTTTACGAATTAGCGTACCGTTATAGGATACCCCCGTATACCCCTATAGGAAGGGGGGAGGAGGAGGCGTAGCCTACCCCCCCAACTACAGGTAATAGCTATTAGTTAACCTACTAGCTAGTAACAACCCAATACGGGATAACAGCGTATGTGTTGGTATGGCTTTTTGTTAACTCTAGGGTGGTGTAGGAGGGTTTAAGTTTTCTTAAGAAAAATCTGAGGGGGTATATATACGACCCGCCCAAGCCCTTCCCCCCGTGGCCCCCCCTGCATACAAAGAGACAAAGGGGGGCACCCATCACCCCCACGGCATATAATTACCGCGCCACTACCAAACTATTAATGTAACTTGTTGATTTTACTGGGGAAACATGCGTTATTAAATGTCTTACCTATATATAGTGGTGAGGTGTGCCTATATATAGTGGTTAGGTGTGCCTATATATAGTGGTGCGTATTGTGTGGTGTGCTTTGGTGTTTGTGTGTTTGTTGTGCCTACTGTTTTCGTTAGGTGCCCCTATAGTTTTCATTAAGTAATCTAGGTATTACCTTAAGCCTACTTAATGTTAAATAAATGTTAATTAGTTGTTGCACATAAGTCTGAACAAGCGTATAAAGGTAGGTACTAACACAACAACGCCTCGCTTGGTTCGGCTATTCGGAACCCTTAAGCCCCTTAACAATAAAGGGATAGACTTAAGTAAGCGGCCTAGCTCACTGATGAGCATGAAGCCGCAGCACCGTGTTAGTTTTATTAAGTGCCCCCTACTATATGTAGTTATTGTGATAGTTAGGAGGTGCTTAAATAAAACTAACCATTAACTAGGGATTATTATTATGGATTACTTTGAATCAGCCGAAGGTGTAATCATTACACAACAACGAGCTTTAAAAGAATTAGCAGACCATAGCGCAGATGTTGAAGAGTTCTTTACAGACTTAGGTGTCTACTCACACTATCTAGCAACTGACGTATTAACTCACTTAGGGTATTAAATCATGGCTTATAAAATTACTTGTAAACGTGGTAAGAATGTTACCACCGCAGACCGCGAGCTAGTATTAAAAATGGTTAAGCGGTGCATGGCTGAATTGAATAAGCCTAAACATGAGATAGGCTTTGATGTAACAAAGTCTTTCTGGAAACCGCTTCATGTTGTCGTTAAAAAGAAAAGCCAATGCAGCTATGCTTGTGAAGATGAAAGTATCTCTATAGATGTAGCCGATTATCACAGAGGTGGCACATTTTTAAATGAGTATGCAGCTTACTCTTCAGACCCAGTTATAGGTGAACGCAAACAAGCCGCCACACCTGAGTCTGTATTATTCGCTACCGTGGCCCATGAGGTAGCTCACCATGTTCAATTTGCATACGGGTACAGCACTAGAATGTATAAATCAACCTATAGAAAAGCTCACGGTCAAGCCTTTCAAGATATTTATAGAATCTTACGATCTACCTTAGTTAACCCTGAGCTTGACGCACCTGCTATTAGGCGCTGCCCTGAAGATCAAGCCAAGGTAGACGTATTAAGATTAAATTATAAGATTAACTTAAAAACTTATAAAGCTAAACTCAGGGCTTACAACAAAGGGCTTTATGATTCATGTGAAGAAGAGACTAATTATTTATTATGGGAATCTTCTAAAGTAATGTATGACGAAGTATTAGCCCTTCACCGTGTCGCGGTTAAATCATATAAAGAATTACAAGATTCTCAGATATACGCAGCTAAATGATAGTTGCGCTTTTCCCCCTTATATTATTAAAGAGGTATTAAACCTAATGACTACTTTAAGAACCCGTACTTTAATCAACCGAACTAACCACAACCCAAAGCCTAGTAAGATAGTTATGGTTTTTAATGAGGCCATAGTTTTACTTGTGTTTGTTGGTATATCGTTATTTATTTATTCAGCTTTAGTAATGCACCCAACTGTTAGCTTTTTGGGTTTATCTCTATTGTTTGTTTATTGCTGGATGTGTTTTCACTTATTTACTGGGCTAGTTAAAAGAATATTCAACCTTTAATCTAATTGCACCTTATGTGCTTAATAATTACTTGCGGCCTTATAGCCGAACTGGAGATTTACCCTTATGCTTACTTATACCCAACTTAAAGACGTTAAGACCTTTTGTAATTCTTTACATTCTACCCCCGATTTTAAAGAGGTAGTTGTAAGCCTAACTGAATACGCTACTCCCGACACTGTTATAGATCATAACGATACGATGCCCGATGATTTCGAGGTTGATAACGTGCGCTTTATACGGGCTGACGCTATCGACTCAATACAAGTTGAGGAGCTATGCAGCGACCTTTATATGTTAGGTTGCTTCAATTCTTGGTTTTTATCTAGTGTTCTAGATATTGAAGAGGATGTGATAGCTGCCCTTCAGGAGGCCGAAGCTTACGAGGCTTTAGGTAAGATGATTGTATCTATGGGTAAGCTTAAAGAGGTACAGCAGGGTTACTCAAGTACCGATGGGTACGGGCACCACTTTAACCACTATGACTTCAGTGAACTAGAGCTAACCATAGCAGGAACGGATTATCTTGTATTTGATAACCATTGATTGCAACTGATGTGTTGTTTTGGTGCAACGGCTGCTAATTCCCCTAGCGGCTTTTGCCATGAACCAACCCAACTATTAAAACAAGAGGTACTACCTAATGAACTTTGAACAAATAGAAACATTCGCCAAAGATATGCTACCCCACTATTTGGAGGCCGCAGTATTTGCAGACTCACCCCAAAATGAGGACGCACTAGCCAATGCTGAAGAGTCGGAGGGCTTTGAGTTTTCCGAAGAGGCTGAACATTTAGCCTATATTGATTGCCTTTACTTTGTACGTAATGCGTTTCCTTGGTTTAGAAGGGATAACCTAACACCTGAACAAGTGGGCCACAATTTATGGCTCAGTAGGAACGGTCACGGAACGGGGTTCTGGGATAGGGGATTCGTTCACGGTGCTTTTCTACATGCAAGAGCCGCAAGAATGGAAACCTGCGACATTTATTTATCAGATCAAATTGATGGCATTTTATATTTGGAGCTAAACTAATGGAGCCGATTCTGCTATTCAATATCGTACTACACCCGCACACATGGCCCCTCGTTTTGGGGGTGCCCTCGTTTATAATTATTACTGCAATAGTTGCGGGTATTTATGAGCTTGTAAAAAGCCCGTGAAAATCGAGTGCCTATAGTTTTCCTTTTTATTTTATTTTGAAATTAATTGGAAAATTATAGGTATTTTTTTTGGCCTCAATTTTAGAGATTCACCTATCATGGCTAACTATCATCAAACCCGCACTTCAAATATTTAGGATTTCCCATGGATTTAAATACCACCCTCACGGCTGTTGCGTTAATTGTCGTGTTGGTTTTTCTACTTACGTTTAATGGTGAATAGACCCACCACCAGTAATCTATTATGATCTAAACTATAAAAAAGAAGGGAGTAAAGAAAATGCAAAAAGCACACTTACATTTAATTAAATGGGCAGTAGCCCGTGGTTACTCAGCAGCCGTATACGGTGAAGGTGAGTTTGATGGTATTCATTCAACCTATAAAGATATTAAAGACAACTGCGAAGCTTGCGATATGGGCCAATTGGTTCTAGTTAAGCCTAGCAAGCAAGAGGGTAAATGGATTTCGTTAGCTACCTTTGCCTACGTCCATGAGTACGAGCAAGAGCCAGAGGAGAGCATTCACGACTACGGTGTTAACTCAATATCTGAGCAGTGGGAGCAGGACTATGCAGCAACAAAAGGGGTAACAGCATGAAAAGAATCAAAAGCATTGAAATGGCGACTAACGATTTATTGTTAGGCGTTACATTAGGTGAACCAATGACCATTGTTGACAGTCGGAATGGTTACTTTGAAGTCCATGAGGGTGACGAAGTTGTCTATAACACCGCAGCTTCAGTCAGCATGGCAGAAATTTGGGCCAAAGAGTACGCCATAGATGATGGTCAGTTATTAACTAGTGGCTACGGCACTAACTCAGGCCGAAAGTTCTGGCAGTTACCCGAATCAATTCAAGACGAAGCACTGAAACTCGCAGGTTTTGTGGAGGCTGACGTATGAACAAACCTAACAACCGCTATGACGCATTAACATTGGCTCTTGAGTTAGCCATAACCGCTAAAACTGACGATGGGGCATTTAGGGCCAAGTCAATGGCTGAAGAGTTTGCTAGTACCATGAGCAAGTCTGAAGTTGAACGCGCCAAGTTAGAAGTAGAAGCTAAACTAAATGAGGTTAGCGTATGAACACCCAACAAAAAGCTAAAGCAGCAGCCATGCTAGAGTTCTTTGCAGTTGAGCTTGAGTCACAAGGCTATAGCCCTGAAGCTGCCCTAAAGAGAGCTTGTGAGGCCGTGAATAGACTAATCGAAACAACTAAGGGGGTAACAGCATGAGCAATCCAACAAACGGGTGGGGTGACAGCACTGTTGCCACCTCATATATTTGCAGTAGGCTATACGACATACTGGACGCAAGATTTGCGCCTGAAAAAGACATGGCTCAAGAATTGTCAAACCTTTATAGTGAGTTAGCCCATAATTTTACTGTAGATACAGGGCTTAAAGTTGGCCCTTTTATCCAAAGCTTAAATGAGGGTGGCGAATGAGTGATATACAACTAACCCACGAATTAGCCGAAAGACTCCTAACGAATCCCAATGACACTGATGAAATACTTTGGTTCACCTTTAACGGTGCTAGGTATGGATATGTGTACGCAATCGACTCTGTTGTTGATTACAAGCTCAAACGTCAGGAATTTGGCCTAGCATCTTTAGCAATCATGTACGCATTGGAGGCGTTACGAGTACGTATTGTCTGCTGACCTACACCAGCACTTGCAGCACCCATTAAAGCCAGCCACACAAGCTGGTTTTTTTTTGGCCTTAATTTTAGCGATTCAGCTATCATTTTACTAACTATCACCAGACCTTAATTCAAACTTGGAGTATT